TCGTAGCAAATCTTTTGTACTGCCAACAAACAAATTATTATTTGTTACTGCATTGTTTTTAGCTTTGACTTCTTCGCCTTTGACTTTCTTTGCTTTGTCTTGTACGTCCATCATAGCATTCGCATTGTCTTGTAATGCTTTGATAAGCTGACCTGCTACTTCGTATGCTCTAGGCTGGTCACTGTTTCTTGCAATGTGAAGCATGCCTTTGATAGCTTCTTCGCTATATTCAGCAGTTCTTTTCAAAATATCTCGTGCTTCTTGAAAGTCATCTTCTAAGTCTTGTTCTGCGTTTGCAGGAGGCACAGGAAGATTATTCACTTCTCGTGTTTGTTTTAGATTGCTCTCAAGAGCCTTTGTCTTGTCTTTTGTGTTAAACGTAGCGTCTAACTCTTCAAATGGATTATTCAATTTCATCACCAAAACTTTCTAAGATTGAAGTTATATATTCATATTCATCTGCTGGAGTTAATGTCTTATCTATAACACCATCGTTTCCTATTGTAGCTGTACTCTTAATTCTTACATTTAAGAAGTCATCTTTCTCGTACAATTTAGCAATAGATTCTTTAATTACTCCTACATTGTCAACAGGCCCGTAGAAGTTTAATCTCATTGTAAAGTTAAATGTCCAGATAATACTTTGTCTGTCAGCAAACTCGCCTTCATAGGTATCATCATAGTCTATGTTATCGAGTGTAATTTTTATGTCTCGTTTAATACCAAGCGTTGGCATCTCGTTGACAGTAATGTTAAAATCAGGATTGAAAAAAGGTAGTATCTGTTCTACAATTCTGAGTCCGTCTTCTTGATTCTTTGCAAACACATAAAGAGCAAGCGACATGTTGTAAGGCGTTGCTACATAAGAAGACCTTACAGTAGTTGTATCATCGCCCTCTCCTACTGCTTTGTTTCTTTGAATAGGAGAAACTTTGCGACTAGGATCATATGTTAGCTGCTGAATCTCAAATCCCATACGAGGCAAAACAATTGCTACTTCGCCACGAGATTCTGCATCAGGAATCAATGCAATACGAGACAAGAACTTCTGTTTTGTAGAATACGCAAGAGGCACTCGCATAACTTGTGCGATTTCCCCTTCAGTTGTTCTTCTTTCTACACGAATGTTATTAAATATCATTCCGAAAGCAACAATCGCTTTGCGAATATGTTCGTGATAGAATTGAGTATTTTTAAACATTAACCTATTTCTCCAAACGGATTGACTTCAGAGAAATCTAGAATATCATCAGCCTCATTTTCTAAAATGAAATCAGTATTATCAGTTCTTTCTGTAGACTTAGTAAGCGCATAGTCTTCTAGAATAATAGAAGTGCCATCTTCTTGTAGCAGAAGTGTACCGTCTTCCAACAAGAATTGATACAAGAACATATCGATGTTTTGTTCTGCGTATATGTTATCTATAACAGCAACGCCAGTGTTAATAACCTCAGAAGAATACTCAAAGGTTTCGCACTGTAGATTGAATACATTGATCTTGCTTAACTGATAGAAAGGATTTTGAAACTCTACCATTTTGATTTCAAGCATAGAGCCAGTGAGAGGAAAGAATAGTAAATCGCCCTCTGATGGTCTTGCTTCTAGAGAGAATTCTCCACCAGAAGTTTGTACCATTTGCTCCCATCTTCTTTTAGATAGAACAAACGTAGCTTGGTCTCGTATCTCAATTCCAAATTTTGTAAACAGTTCGCCTTGACCTTCGAAGCCATCGACATTCTGAATATACATTTCTAGAGGATACGCTTGATTGAACTGAGACAAAGTATCTTCGTCAAAGATGTCATCAGTTGCTACTTGTGTTCGTGGAAGATAGTAGATATCTTGGCCGTAGATTTTTAAGCTCTCAATGATAAGGTCTTCGATGAGACGCTGTTCATTGGTAGTTCCGCTTGTCAGTCCACTTTGAAAATAAAAGTTTGTAGGCATGATCTTATCCTACATAGAACGAAGGAGGTAATTCGTAGCGAGATTGCATCTCGTCTTCTATAGCATTAATCTCTGTAATAGCCTCTTCGAAAATTTTGTCGCCGTTGAGCGTAACACCGCCTGGCATTTGAATTCCACCAAACTTCTTCATGTTCTCGCCCCACTGTCTTTTGATAAGAGCAGTAGCGTATTTTTTTAACCACATATCGTCATAGACTTCTGTGTATTCTTCTGGATCAAGAATTGCGTAAGCTTCAGCAACTACATAGTCACCAGGATCAAATGTCTTGTCCCAATCTGTGTCGATATATAGTCTATCAGTCTTTCTGTTAAAACGAATCTGTCTGTCACTGATAAGAAGTTCATCGAGTGTTTGAAGATGAGACTGAACCATGCTGTAGTAAATCATGTCAGCGCCCATCAGATTGTACAAATCGTTTTGTCTAAACTGATACTGTATGTCGAATAAATTGCCGTCTTTAGTGTTTGAAGTTGCAGCACCACCAAAGTTGAATAGTCTGATAACACCTGTAATGCCGTTACTGATAGGAATATACTTGTTATCCATATCACCTGCGACATACGGTGTAGTAGAGTCAAGGGATGCTATGGTACCAGAAATAGAACCTGTGATTGTTTCTCCTGCTACAAATACGCCAGCAGTATCTTCAACAGTTAGAGTTGTGCCCGACCCACTCCTTACTACTGTACTAGCACCTGAAGTTGAGCCAGTAACTCTGTCGTTATTTAGAAAGTTACCACCAGCAGGAGTAGTGAGATTGAGAGTAGAGCCAGTGATCTTATGCTGAACATAAGTTCGCTCTACGCCATCAAAATGATACTCTTGCCAAAGTTGAATGGCATCATCGATGCGGTCGTTGACCTGATCTTCATCAACATTAATCTCGATGACAGGAAAGCCAAGCCTACGCAAACAGTAGTCTATTAGCTCTTGTCTAGTTGATAATGCCATTCGTGCGTTCCTTCGGTGTTTCTTTTATTTATAATATTAAATACTATAGTCAGCAGCAAGTAAATTTAATACTTCTGTTTTTTCCTGTTCTGTTAGAGAGCATTCATTTAAATAATTCATAATAAAAGTTTCTGGACTATCTTCTTCAATATTATTTATTATATAGTCGTATGTTTCTGTTATGATATCCATAAATTCTCCTTACAATTTTGTTATTGTACAGTATCCATTAGAGGGTTTGTAATTGAATGCATTTAAATTTCCCACGCTTCCAGGATAAGGAGCGGTTACAGAACTTGGTGCGTAAAAAGAGCCATCACTAGTCCAAGCATTAGATGCCGCAGAAGCTATAAAACTTCCTCCACCACCGGAATAGTTGCTGTTGTTACAGTTACCACCACCAGAATAGCCGCCTCCACCGCCCGAACCGCCCCAACCGCCTGGTCCGCCACAGCCAAACCCACCGTGCAATCCTGATCGTGAAGATGGTTGTGAGGTATCATAGGTGGTATCAAAGTGTCCTCCCTCTCCTCCATTTCTAAAAGATTGCGCTCCTAAGAAATAATTATATCCTGACACAAATACTGGCCGACGTAGATCTCCTTTACTATTGCCGTCGGTGTAAAATCCTGCGGCGCCGCCGCCACTGCTGTCTGCATTATGTCCGCCACCACTAGCAGCATACCCGCCAGTGCCTCCGTTTGATCCTGATCCATTTTTACCGCTGGTGCCAGTATTTGCTCTAAGATTTTGATTATAGGTTGTAGTAGATCTAATTGTACCTCCTCCTCCAGCAACAATCAAAGGATCAGAAGTAGCTACTGAGTTTCCAGTGGCAACGAAAGTTCCTCCGCCGCCTCCTTGCCAAGGTCTTATACCATTGTAATATGACTGTTGGCCCACTAATATAAAAAGAATAGTTCCCGCTTCTAAAATAAAATTTGCCTGCATTATAGCTCCTGCTCCAGTATATCCTGAGCCGGCTGTATTTGTTCCACTTGCTCCCGCTACTCTTATTTTATATGTAGCAGTTTGCGGAACAGTCCAATATTGAATACCATTAACTGCATTATAAAAACTAGTATTATTTAACCAAGGATTTGTTGAAGTGTTATAAAAAGATTTTAGAGTACTAAGACTTGGGCCAGTTCTACCTACTGTATTTGCTGAACTAAAATCAAAAAAAGAAAAATCATAAAGTGCTGGTGCTGATTCTGAAGGCGGCACATTAGATATAAGAAAATTCTGAATGCCTGCCATTATGACACATTTCCGTTAATGACACAAAGTGTACTAGAGATAAAAAATATAGTAGCTATTCCTCGAGTTGCTAAAGTAACAGATGATACGTTTGTATTTGTCCCGCCTATATATGCAGTAGATATAGAAAGAGTAATTGTTCTATCGCCTGTAGTATTATTAAAAATAGAAACAACATCGCCTTCAGAAAATGTGCTGTTAGGCACAACAATACTACCGCCTGATCCTATCTGAACATATTTCCCCACATCATTTGTACTAAGTGTATATGAAGAGGTTTTTGTGCCTACTGCTGGAATATTAAGATATCCTATATTATTAGATCCAGCAGAAATAGAAGCAAACGATAAAGTACCAGAACCATTAGTAGTTAATACTTGACCATTAGTGCCGTCTGATGATGGGTAGATTAAGTTTTGAATTCTAACAGTATCTGAAGAGGGGTTACCTACGTATACATTCCCTGACCCACCACTTACATCAGTCGCATTGCCTTGAATATAAACAGTACCGTCAGTATTGGAGCCTCCACGAGCACCACGAATATATACATCACCAGCAGAACCGTTACTGCCGTTATACATACCTGTAATACTGGCGTATGAAATAGCCCCACTTCCATTCTGCCCACCAAAGATCATGTTACTCTGTAAGTCTAAGTTGCCGCCCAACTGAGGAGTTGTATCTTCTACAAGATTCGAGATACCACCAGAAGCATCAGCGAATGAAAGGTTACCAGAACCGTCTGTAGTTAGAACTTGACCATTAGCGCCGGCACTAGTAGGTAGTGTTAGTGTATAACCAGACCCTACACTAGAGGGAGTAGTAATTGTTACAGGGCTATCACCACTATTTGTAAATATTAATTCACCTCTTGATAAGACTAATTTATTGTAAGCGTTGGCGTAAATAACTCGACCTGATATAAGTCCAGGTGCATTGTCTTCATAGAAGCTAAGATTGGCGTATCCTGTTCCAATAGAATGACCGTTTGTATCTAAATTGGCACCAAGTTCAGGTGATGTATCTTCTGAAAGCTCAGAGATCCCACCACCACCAGAAGCTGCGGCAGCTAGTGAATAAGTGAATTCATCAGCGTTTGGAGCGTATCCTGGAGTAGATAATTGATAGATATATGTCCTGCCAGCGGCGTTAGTGCCATCATCAGCCTCTTCACCGTGAGCACTAACGATAGCATAGTTACCAGATATTGACACTGAATAACCAAAGTAATCATTTCCAGTTGTACCATAAGGATTAGGATTATCGAGCGTAGCAACTAATTCACCTGTAGTGACATTGAAGATGTGTGCTATACCTCCATAAGTATAACCTAGCGCATATGCACCAACAATAGCATAGTTACCAGATATTGATACTGCGTAGCCAAACTGGTCCTCATAAGCATAAAGTCTAGGGTTATCGAGCGTATGAACTAATTCACCTGTTGATACATTGTAGATGTATGCTTTACCTGCAGAAGAACCGCCATCAGAACCCTCTTCATAAGGTGCGCCAAAAATAGCATAGTTACCAGATATTGCTACTGAGTTACCAAAGTAATCATTCGCACTTGTACCATAAGCATTTGGATTATCGAGCGTATGAAGTAGTGTACCTGTTGTTACATTGTAGATGTATGCTTTACCTGCAGAAGAACCGCCAGCATCATCTTCACTCCAAGCGCCAACAATAGCATAGTTACCTGATATTGCTACTGAGCCGCCAAATTTATCCTCAAGACCTGTATCATAAGCATTAGGATTATCAAGCGTATGAAGTAATGCACCAGTAGTTACATTGAAGATATATGCTTTACCAGAAGAACTGCCACTAGCATCATCCTCGAATATAGCGCCCACAATGGCGTAATTACCAGATATTGCTACTGACTCACCAAAGTAATCACCAGCACTTGTACTATAAGCATTTGGATTATCTAATGTATGAACTAAAGCACCTGTAGTGACATTGTAGATGTATGCTTTACCCGACTGAGTGCCACCTCCATCATCTTCTAAAGATGCACCAATAATTGCATAGTTACCTGATATTGCTACTGAGGTACCAAATTTATCCTGAGCACTTGTATTATAAGCATTAGGATTATCTAATGTGTGAACCAATGAACCTGTTGTCACATCAAAGATATATGCTTTACCAGAAGAAAGACCGCCAGCATCGTCTTCATAACGAACACCAACAATTGCATATTTGCCTGATATTGCTACTGACTCACCAAAATTATCATTAACACCTGTATCATAAGCATTAGGATTATCAAGTGTATGAAATAGAGATGCTGCAAATGACTCGCCACTAGCAGCATCAGCAAAGGATAGCGTACCAGAGCCATCAGTTGTTAGTACTTGACCGTTAGAGCCGTCTGTAACATTTAACTCAGTAATTCCTACTGTATTTGCTGCGATTGAGGTCAAATATCCTGCTGTTGAATGGTCGCCCCATCCGTATGCAGTATCCCAATTGCTAATCTTTGTATTGTCTTGAGTCCATTTAGTAGCAATGCTATTCGTAATAGTTGTTGAGAAGTTAGCATCATCGCCAAGTGCTTCTGCCAATTCATTGAGTGTGTCGAGTGCGCCAGGAGCCGAATCAATTACTGTATTAACTACCTCATTAATTCTGTTATCTGTAGCTGCTGCTGTTAAAAAACTTGTGTCATTATCTAAGAAGGGTTGAGCGCCAGTTTGTATTGCGGATCTAGCAAAGTCTGATACTTTAGTTCCGTCAATAGCCTCAGTACCTTCTACTTGAGTTTCAATATCTTTTAGAGTGTAATTAACACCAGTAAAAAGTTTACCGTTTTTATTGTCAAAGAAAAAACTTCTAAGTCTACGAGCCATTATTGAGCAACCTCTGTCGTCTTAACTATTGCTGTCCATCGTATCGTTTTACTTGTTGCTCCAGTTACAAAAACATTAATCGCATTATTTGTATCGTCAGCTCGAACATCGACTGACAGCGCAACATCGTCTTGTGCTACTGCGATTTCGTATACACTACCTACATCAGCTACAGTTCCGCTAAAATTATCAGCGCAACCTTTTAGATGCCAAGAGGCACTTTCGCCTGTAGCATCTGTTCTTCGTGCTACAATAGACACTTCATAAAAAATTGTAGTATCTGTAGCTACTGGAATTCTTGTAGATGCTGTTGTGAGAATTTCTGTTTCAGTTGCATCTGTGGTTGTGCCATGAAGGACATATTGATGTGTGTAATATGAATCAGTACCTTGAGTTAAGATACCATCTATCTCTATATTACCTGATGTTGTAATTGCGCCAGAAAATGTAGCATCTTTGGTTGTTTGATCAAATGTAACTGCTGTGCCGCTATCGCCATTAGTAGAAAGTATCAAATCACCATTTGAAAATATTCTAAAGTTGCCACTACTGTTATCAAACGCACCCACATTGGTCATTCTTAAGCCAGTGCCGGTTTCATTGATTCTTAATAAATCAACACCTGTAATGTCACCAGTGATATTAATGTCACCGGTACCTGTAATATCATTTGAGTTAAGATCAAGATCGCCGCCAAGCTGTGGTGTAGTATCTTGAACTAAACTAGTAAATGTTTCGCTTGTTAAATAAGTCTGTAAGTCACTAATTTGACTTTCTGTGATAGA